AGCCATACCGCGCATTTTTTTTATATTGCACAATACTTTTTGATTTTTTTAATAAATGTTTTCCCTTTTTTGAATTATCAAAAGTATAATTTATGTGCTGTTTAAAAAATAAATAGTTTATACTATTTACTTTTTCGTTTTTTGTAGTTACTTTTTCTATTTTCACTTTTCACATTTTACTTTTCACTTTTCACATTGTTCTTTCACACGATTTGCAATATTTTCATCATTATAACGCAACAATAATTCTTCTGTTTGTTTTTCTTTCTTCTCTTTTGTTAATAATTGTATTTCATTCTTTGTCATCTTATTCGGATTTCTTTGGATATGATTCACAGATATTATGTTTTCTGTATCCAGTTCAAAGTTTGGATGTGTTATACAAATATCTGCTAATTTTCCCAAGAATTCAATCAATGAATATTCACGTTTCATATAATTACATTCCCCACAACAACTTTGAATATTGCCTGTTTGATACCCAATATCATTATCTATACGGTCAATTCCATTTTGGTGGGTCTCTGAACCCAGTTTTCCACAAATAGAGCAGGGGTCACATATTGTAGTATAGAACTCTTGTTGTGATAAACTGAATTCTTTGTTCCTACTAATAGCACTCTCTCTGTATGCTATATATCCTTTGTCGCTGCAACTATCTGGAAACAATGTAGTATAGATATACTGTCCTTCCACTAATTTATGGTGTGACAAAATATGATATGCACGTCCAATGTATGCATTATCACACAATGACCCTTTCATAAAATTACACATTTTACAACAAGGAACACAATTCGCAATTATATACCCTTTGTTTGGGTCTTTTCTGTCTATACCCATCAATTTATCTTCTTCCTCCATTCCACAATAATAACAATTCATATTTACAAGTTGACAGAATTCTTCGTCTGTAAGACAATATTCTAATCCCTTATATTGGGCTGTACGAATATAATTACTTTTATGAACTTTTACACTTTGCTTTTTTTTATCATTTATTACTTTTACTTTCTCTGGATTTGCTTCTCGCCACTGTTTTGCAATCTCCGCTTGTCGTTTTCGGTATGCTTCCACGTCATTTTGAATTTGTCGTTGACGATGTGTCATCCAAGTATTAACAACTTTATCGCGATTATTTTTAACCCACTCTTTTTTTCTTTGAACCTGATTTGGGTTCTTTGAAGCAACGCGTGCTAATTCATTACGATGTTCTTTATCGCGTTTTTTATCTCGGATATTTCCTTGTTCGCGACAATTATTACACGTTTTTGTAATATTGCCGTCTAATCCAATAAAACAGTCTTTTCCTTTTACTTTGTTGCACGTATTACAAAACTGTTCGGTTTCAGCATCAAACCCAGAATTTTTAACTCGTTCTCGACACCGTTTGTCTTTTAATCGGTCTTTTTCTAAGCAACTCTCACAAGCTCTTTTCTTGTAAGAAGGTTCTAATATTGTTTTACAACCACGCTTGTGGTTTCTACAATATCTAACAACGGACTCCATGGATGGTTCCATAACTATGCTATTGGATATAATAAGAACGTTAAATCAATTTTTATTATATAACGGACAATTACGCCCAATACATTTGCAACCACACATTTCCATCTTCCCAGCGGATTTTCTATTACTTCCCATATAAGCATACAGTTTACGTTTATGTGCTAATTCCTTCTTCATTTCAAAATCTACAATCATATTGTATTGTTTTCCGTCAATCTCCTTATTTTCAGATAAATGCTCTATTTTTGCAAACCAGAACCCTTTCAACTCTTCGTCATCACCATATGCCCCTTTTATTACTGATGTTGTCTTATCTATACGTGTTACCATTCGCAAACAACCTCCGTGTTTTGGATCATAATAATACTTTTGTCCCATGTATATTATCATCCTAAAAAACTTTATAAAGGGGCTATTTTCTTATACATTCGTTTCATCATATACTGTCGCAATGAACGGTCTTTATACCCGGATGTTTGTACGAATTCCCCATAACTACCATCGTGTAAAAAACTATTCTTTTCTTCATTTAATGAATCTACGTCATTACAAGATACTACAGGACGTATACTATTTTTCTTATTGGAACTTTTTTCTATATTTTCGTATGATTTTGACTTTGGAAACATTCTATAGACTATAAAATTGATATATTTTTATTCTATTTTATTTACAATAATACACATTCATAAAGCATGAATATTTATCTTTACATTATTAGGGGCATTGCTTTCTACCAAGGCCAAAAAATTGTACTACCGACTGGGGCTATATGGACTTCATTCAAAGAGTTAATGAAAGGAACGTGTTTACACCATTGTATGCGTCTTCCAAGTACTATTCCATTTGAATTACACCATCCAGAACAAGAATCCTTCTTTGATAATAATCTATCAAATGCTATCGAAAATCCATATAAACATAAAGCAATTTCTTATGCTATAGCTAATTTATAATGATTCGTCCTATAGTTAATCGCTCATATACATGTATAAAAGAATCTATTCGCAATACGAATATATTAAATCCCGTTCTAAAAACTCTAAAAAATAAAACATATATTGTCACAGGTGGTCATTATGGGATTGGATATAATATTGCAAGTTCTATTGCTTCTTATGGTGGCAATGTAGTTATTCTGGATACTTTCACACAAAAAGATCAAGAATACCAAAATTGTATATACACTGCTGCAGAAGAAATTACCGAAATTACTCAGAAACCCAACTGTATTGCTATTGACTGCGATACTACACATAAAAATCATATTGAATATGCGTTACACGAAACTATTGATGTTTTTGGCAGCATTGATGGTATTATATTGAATGCGAGTTCATCCAAATTATATAATACTATGAATATATCCGAATCTAATGTGAATGACATGACAAACACTAACATTAAGGCTAACTTTTTATTAGGACAAAGATTTATTAAATACGCTCAAGAAAGAGGGGGTCATATTATTGCTATTTCACCCCCGTTAAGTATTCTTGATACCCAAGACTCTTGGATACCTCATTTTTATTATACCATGTCTATGATGAATGTTACTATGATGTTGAAGACGTGGAACGCTGAATTTCCTAATATTTCTGTTAATAGTATATGGCCTAAGGAATATTTTTATTCACCCAATCGTTCTTATTTATACGGCTTCAATAAAAATAATCTTTTTAATAAGAATAGACAATGTATTACTACTGGCGAAGCAGTTAAACATCTTTTATGTGCAGATACTGGTTTGTGTAATGGAAATCATTTTACAGATGAATCCATTTTGATAGGATTGAATCAAATATAACTCAATTTGGAAATGTTTCTTTCATTGGTTCACATCCCGTATCAAATTCAGCACTATATACAACATTAATAGGCTGTGTGCTGGTTGAATTCGCATAAATAAACTCCCACGATAAATAGCCTTCGTTCGCTTCCTGCATACAGTCATATATTCTTCCCTCCATTTGCGAATATATACCACGATTTGTAGACGGATCTTGTGGAAAAATATTCAACGGCTGATTTCCATAACCACCCAGACGATTAGCCAATATGTGACCAGCATCACAATCTTGTAACCCATCATCTTCTAACATTCGCGAATATTTCTGAGTACAACTTGTGGTTTCACTTCCGTTATCTAATGACTCTGGTGTAAGAGTCCCTGTTGCCGAAGCTACTACCAAATACTCTCCGTGCTGGTCGTAGATATACGACATATGGGCGTTCCCATCCCCCATTACTAAACTGTTTTTTCCTTGCATCGGACATTCTACCGTAGTACATACGCAGTACTCAGGCACTACAAACCTTAACGCAGCAACACCAATACTTAACAGAAAAAACAATTTCATGTATATACATACACAACTTTTTTTCCTATTTTTACAACCTTTACAATTTTATTTACAATGAATACAATTGTATAATTATTATTTTGGCAATAAACGTGTTTAACGAGTCATAATTTTGGTGTTTTTGATTTTGTAGGTATACAATATAGTATGCGCGGACGATTCAGACGACACGGACACGGACGTAGATTCCATCATGGGCACGGACGTGGGTTTTATCCACGTGTTTACCCCGGATTTTATCCAGGGTATGCGCCATATATAGCACCTTATTTGTATAATAGGGTTCCCTATTGGCCGTGGTTTACGTAAATATGCATCCAAAACGAATTAGATATTATTTATCAAAAATAATATCACTTACAAGTGTAAGTAGTAAAAATAAAGAAATCCATAATAGTGTAGATACAGACCACCGATGTATGTATTTTCAACAAATAGAGAATGGTGTATGTATGCGAATGTCTATTTTGAACTCTATACTGAACCCTAATATGGACGAAAAATAATTATGAGGCGTGTAACCTATAATTATTTTTCACGTATCTATGCATCACACGGGGATGGTGGTTCAATGACACAGTCACTGTCACTGTCACTGTCACTGCCACTGTCACTGCCACTCTCACTCTCATCGTCCACGTTATCATTGAAGTTGGTTAATGTTACTATCGGTTTATTAAAAAAAATGCGGTCCATCACCGTAAATATAAATCCAGTAATGGTAGGCTTCTGAAATTCATTTACTCGGTTATGAATAGAGTCTATTTTGTTTTCAATCCGATCAAGTAAATCGACTTTCGTTAGTAGGACATTGTTTTCTTCATCCATCTCTTTATATTCCTCATTCAATTCAAGGTATTTCTGTTTCCAACTATCTAACTCGGATTCCAGTTCAATTACTTTCTCTTCTAATTCATGTTTTAATAATTTACGTACAACCATGAATTCAAGTATATATAACTGTATGTTTTGTTTTTATATTTTTCAAGAGTATAAAGTTTTGTATATTTTATTTTACAACTTCAAACTATATACTATATGCTTCAAATCGCCCATCGCGGTTATTCCGCTAACTATGGGGACAACAATATGGAATCATTCTGTCAAGCGATATACCATCGGTTTGATATGATTGAACTGGATATACAATTATGTAAAACGGGTGAGATAGTAATTTTTCATGATACCTATTTGGACGGAAGGGCTATTTGTGAATACGAATTGAAAGAGCTACTTCCGATGGACATTATTACATTAGACGATTTCTTTTTAGATATTTCCCCCAATCTTATAAAGATATTCCTTGACATCAAGGGGCCTCCCGACATAGCGTATCCACTAATTGGATTGTTATCAGCCTTATTCGAAAATCAACAACTTCGTAATATATACATCAGTGGATTTGACCGGCATTCAATTGATACCATACACAAGACCCATTTACCAATATCTTTAGGATTAACCACTTCAAATAACTTCACACTTGAACAAATAGAGCTTTTAACAAAGAATCTGGATTTCGTATGTCTGCATTGGACTGCGTTAAACCATGAAAACATTGCATTTTTGAAATCTAAGAATAAACTTGTCTTTAGTTATACGTGTGAAAACGATTCTATTTACCGAGCTATGAAACAATACCTATTAGATGGCATTGTTACGAATTACCCTCTTGAATAAACAATTACATTCCAAAAAATATAATTGTATATATTACTATACAATGAAGCTTTTACTACTTTTTTTATTTAGTATATTCACTGCCAATGTATACTCCCATTTCCCTATTTATTTGAACGTTTCCAATGTAATTACTATTAAAGACGCCATTGACGACGAAACCGCAACGACGTTCTTACACAAATTAAATATGTTAAAAAATAAAGAGGGTATCTATGTGTATTTAGATACACCCGGTGGTTCAGTTGAAAGTGGAAATAAAATTTTAATGGAAGTCCAAAAGTACAATTTATCTTGTATTGCTGACCGTGCATACAGCATGGGATTTGTTATTTTACAAGGATGTGCGAAAAGATACATAACCCACTATGGACGTCTTATGCAGCACCAAATTAGCTACGCTATCAAAAATGAAAAGGGCAAAATAGACAGTTATAGCAATTTTATTGACCAAGTTGAAACTGAATTAGTTGGATTACAAGCGGACCGTATTCAAATTCCACACGATGAATTTCGTTTGAAAACTATGAATGAATGGTGGATGATTGGTAAATATGCAATTGATAATAATTGTGCGGACAAGATAGTAGATGTCTTTTGCGATACTCAACTAACAAATACGAACATTACAGAAGAATATGATCCTATTAATTTCGTTTATTCTGCATGCCCCCTCATCCCAGGTCCCATTGAAGTTTTACCCCAAAAATAATTTTTTATAGCTGTTATGTATGACCTCCGTAATATTACTATTTATTTACCTTTTTTCATATTTGTCCTCTTGTAATAGTTTTTTTATGTATAATACCTTTTTTTCAGCTTATAAGAAAATTCGTTTAAATTATGATAACGGGGAATACAAAATCAAAAGGAAGCCCAAATCACTCATTATAAGCACACCAGGAGGCATACACGGATTCTATATTTTAGGAGTATCCGCCTACATAAAAGAAAATTATAATTTAACAAACTTCATTTATACCGGTGCTTCTGCGGGTGCGTGGAATTCACTATTCTTATCCTTCACTGGAAATAATACTGAGTTTATAAACAACCTACTATATAATGAAATTCACAATGTTACTTCCATGTATGACTTAGAACATACGTTAAAACAAACTATTTTACAAAAATATACAAAGAATGACTTTCAAATTGACCGAATTAATATCGGGGTTACCGTATTGCGTAAATGGTTCAACTTCAAATTGGTCATTTATAATGATTTTGAAACATTAGAGGACGTATTGAATTGTTGTATTGCCAGTTCCCATATTCCGTTCATTACTGGTGGACTTATTCATAAATACCGAGGACGTGTCACTTTTGACGGCGGGTTTTTTAAGTATCCTTATTTAAACACAAGTGTTCCTGTATTGACTATTAGTCCTTCTATGTGGAACAATACATTTCAATCAAACACTAACGTACAAGATTACATGTATTCCAATGACTTACGCTTCAATTTGACCAGTTTATATTTACAAGGATACTACGATTCAGAAAAGAATAAACAATATTTGGATGACGCGTTATTATGAATACTTATCTGTTTCCACTAATCGTACTACATATACTTGCCCTATCATGGCAACTATTTGAAACCATAACTCATATACCCACCAATCCGAACGATGAAGGGAATATACTATAAATGCCTTTACATACAAGTATAATATAGCCGTACTCAATATCACTGATACTGTTTTCAACGCGTTGTGCGTATGAATAACGCATACCTGGAAAGATCCCTCAAAAAAGTAAATGAAAATAGAATACCCTACGATTGCATTATTTATAGTTTTCCACCACCCTTCCACCGGATTCATCCAATACATCACTTCTGATATTGTTAATAGCGCATTCAACAAAGAAAAGAACATATTACGATAATACATTGCATATAACGATGAAAACATAAACACAAACGAAGAACATACTAATATTTTTGATTCTGGCGTCATTGTTAAAATAATGACAATGTCTATACAACATATACTCACCATCAATCTTTATATTTTTAATAAATGTTATTTGGCAGATAAAACTATTTAAATGCTTCTACTACGCATATACATACAATACATGTCTCAATTACATTCCTCGAATCATTCTACACAAAATAATCTATTATTGTCAAACTTAATGGAATATTACAATGACAAAGGGAATTTAATACGTATGATGAAAATTATTAATGGCGAATCCCCTATTTCGCTGCGCATTGTCGATTGGTTTGTCACCAATTATTCCAAGAAAAATTTTGTTATCTATCAACTCACACAAAATAATCACACCTCTCGTTTTAAAGTTTTTAATGACTATAAATTAAAATTGAAAGCCTATTCGAAAAAACGCTTCGACCCCTTTTGTCGATGGGACCGCATTACTATTCCATATGACAATGACCGCTACATGGAAACTACTATCGGTCAATTAAACTTTTTTAAATGGGCTCTACAAAACAATGTTATTAATTATATTGAAGAAAATTATAAGATAATTGAAGCTGACATGAACAATCGCAATACGTCTTCTAAGAAAAATCTCACCGACCATCACGCAAATAAAACACGTAAAAAAAGAGAAGAACTCTCTATTTCTGCGTGTAAATGTATCAAGAAAGAAGATGTCAAGATTGTTGTTACGTTCAATAATTAAGCTTTTTCACAGTTAGACTCCCGTTTCTTTTTTTGTTTTTTTACATTATCAATAAAAGACCCTATTTTATTAACCCATAATTGATATTGTTTTGGATTTAGAATATCAATGTCCTTACTTGTATCCAATTCAAGTACTTGAGAATCATTATCCACATGGTCATTTAACAACCAGTCCATATGGTATTTATCACATTTCACCAAATACTCCATTTCGATATTGCTTTCACCTTCACGATTTCGTTTCTGCACCCTTTCATAACACTTATCCGGATTTGTACTAATATAAATTAACCCATCCACTGCATATTGGGCTATATTCTCATTGTATAGTAATGAGTAGATTGAATACTCCATTTTACTCATCAACCCATCATCATACAACATTTTGGCAAATATTTTGGAATCTGCCTCTATCGACCGTTCGCATAAGACTATTTCGCAATTTTTATTTTCTTCCATTGCGTGTTTTATAATACTTGTGCGTGTCACACACGCCATAATCTGGAATGCGAAAGCATTTTTCTTTGGATTTTCATAAAAGTTTTCTAACATTGTCTTTCCGGTTTCATCTTGAATATTATACCATAATTCTACAGGTTCCTTCAAATATACTATTTTTTCTTTTGATTTGCTATACATATCGCTAACCATCTTTAAAATGGTTGTCTTTCCTGCGCCTATGTTCCCTTCAATAGATATTAATAACGGAGTTGTCATAATGAATACAAACTATTATATAATAGGTAGTTATATTTAATACATTATTTTATTTGTTTCAATCAATTTTTACTTTATGATGAGAAATATAATTTTGTTGTCATAGTGTATAGAGTGTACTAAATGATTTCGAACGAACGTCGAAGTAGTATTAAAGAAACCCTTGAGTCCCAGGACTTCCAACAAAAAGCCAATGTCTATATTACATTTGTTTTCGAACTATACCGGGTTTGGATGAGCTGTATGCTTTTGTTTACCGTACCACAAAAATGCGACGACCATATTTGTTCCTCGTTTGAACACGTTAGTTCATCAAATCCTATCATTATTACGGGCTTTACAGTGAATATTGTAACATTATGTATGTTTTTACTCATGTATTTAGTTGAAATTCAGCGAGAACACAAAATGATCAATTATTTAGAAGTTGACAAAACATTACCTCGTGACAACGAGTCTGTAGGTAAGGAATTAACCAAGCTTCCCACCGAAAAACACGACCGTATCCTATATTCTGATAAAATGTACCAACTTTCCGGTACCATTGCCATGGTATTGTTTATTATGAATGCTGGTATCAGTGGGTATTCTGTCTTTATCCATTACTTAAATAATAATACGATTACCGTGTATATTACTAATGTTCTTTTTATGACTCTCAAACTTAAAGACGTATATGACATTGTCAATACGAAACAAAATGTCTTCTTATCTTCTTATTTAACTCGCAAAATACAATTCAATGCAGTTGACCCTGATAAAATACAAGAACTACCTGATATTGAAAATACCCCCATTCTTGAACTGAATGACAGTGAAGACCAAGAATTTGCCATTGAATTATCCTCCAGTGACAAGGTGATGGATATCCTCCCTTCAACTACTGCTTAACTAGTGTATTATAACCTAATATCATTTATATTATAATACTCGTATACACCTATATTTTAAAATATCTAACTCCTTTGCTGTTGTCGGAAATTCATCCTCTCCATATATATCTTGCAAACACAGCCACTCAAACATACCTCCTACATAATAACATATATTTGAAAAACCTAACTGTTTCAATTGAGTACATTTCTTTTCGACAGTTTCATCGTTACTATTTTTGCCATAGATTACAAATGTTTTGCTATAAAAATCATACTGGTTCATTAATTCATTTATCTGGGCCTCTTCTTCTATGTGTGAAATTGTATTCGGTATTAAACAATGTTGCTCATTTACAGGCATAGTATTTATTATTATATAATCTTTTCTATTGGAAATCACCTGCTGGACGTCTTCAAATGATATTGCAGATTTTTTTGTTTGAAACAATCGTTGAAGCATTCCATTACATGTACATTTTAATTGCGTTTATTTTATTTTATATCATTATTCTTTTTCTTTTCGTGTACACCTATTTGGGTTATTCATCAAAAATTGAAATAAATGATGAATAACCACTATATACAATATCTTTACAAAATGGATTTATCACAAACCAAACTTTCTAAGCGCGAATGGGACAATCTTGAAGTCCCCGTCTCCAGTAGTGAGAAACGGATTCTGAAACTTATTCAGAACGGATTCACCGATGTAAATACCTTCTCTAATTATCACACCTCTCTCTTTTCCTTTACAAAAATACAACAAACACCCGTCATCGAATTCATGTTATATAAAAAATACTTTCAAGATACATTACAAAAAAGCATCCGCAAATATGGAAAAGATATGGATGTTTCTTCCCAATCCCTTCTTAATACACCTGAAAATGAATTAAAACGATTAAATAGTGCCGATATGATACGTATTCAAAACCTCGACGCCACCATTAAAGAAAACAGCCGACATATCTTTGAATTCTTACTCATCTCTTTATTTCACGATCTATTAAAATGCTTCCATAAAGGAGTCAATTTATATGCTTGTCACTTGTATACTATCGTTCAATTACGCAAATCATCCATTCGTAACATCAATACATACGTACTACAAATGATGGAACCTTATTTACAATATGCGGCCGCTAATACACGCGCTGCAACTATGGTTGAACGCGCGTATGAATACATCGAACAAAACCATTATTTATTGAAGTATCAAGATATAACATTGTTCCAACATCAAAAAGATTTATTCAACCATTTTGCCCCTCCTTCTGAAACCAACCCATTTCAGCCAAAATTAGTATTCTATACTGCTCCTACCGGCACTGGTAAAACATTGTCCCCCATTGGATTATCTCAGCATTATCGTATTATATTCGTGTGTGTTGCACGACATATTGGATTAGCACTGGCTAAATCCTGTATATCCGTTGAAAAAAAAGTTGCTTTCGCATTTGGTTGTAATAGTAAAGACGATATACGCCTTCATTACTTCTCTGCCGTTGAATATACCAAACACCGTAAATCGGGTGGTATTGGAAAAGTCGATAATAGTGTTGGAACTAACGTTGAGATCATGATATGCGACGTTCATTCCTATTTGACCGCAATGGAGTATATGCTTGAATTTAATGATGAACAACAAATCATTACCTATTGGGATGAACCTACCATTACCATGGATTACGAAAATCACGATTTACACAATACTATTCGCAACAATTGGGTACATAATAAGATTCCATCCATTGTGCTGTCTTGTGCTACATTACCTCCCGAACACGAAATTCAACCCGTAATGCTAAGCTTTTCTACCAAATTTGAAAACGCCCTTTTCCATTATATTAATAGCTATGATTGCAGAAAATCCATCCCCATATTGAATAAAGAAGGCAAGCCTGTATTACCCCATTACTTGTATAGTGACTTCAACCAATTACAACATTGTCTGAATCACTGTAATAATAATAAAACATTGCTACGATACTTTGACTTACAAGAAATCATTAAAATCGTTTTATTCTTGAATAAATCGGATTTCTTGGAACCCACCCTCCAGATCAATAACTACTTCCAAAACCATTTGGAAGACATACATATGAACAGTTTGAAAGTCTATTATCTCGAGGCTATGTCCAGTATTACCGAAGAACAATGGAATACCGTTCACAAGTTCTTTTCTGAAAATCACACATCTCGCTTTACACCACCACTCGTAAAGCAAAAAAGCGAATCTTACTCTTCCTCGAAATATTCAAGTGATGAACTGGCAGGACAAGATATATTCCGTAGTATCAGTATGTCTTCAATAAACGAACGCAATCCACCCTCGTACAAAAACACCGGTGGCTTATTAGTTACTACGACAGATGCGAATACATTGACCGATGGACCTACTTTGTTCTTATGTGAAGATGTCAATAAAATTGGAACCTTTTACATTCAGCAAACCAAAATACCAGACAATATATTGCAAAATGTATTATACAAGATTACCAAAAATGATGAAATTGCCAAGAAAATTGACTTGCTTGAACGTGAAATTGAAGTTTACGAATCTAAAACATTTGGTGCGTCCAGCGACAATGATAAAAAAGGTGCAAAAGATAGTGACCGTATGACTAACGAATCTCGTAAATGTCACTCCCAAATTGAGAAACTCCGCAAAGGTATTCGCACTATTGCATTGGACCCTAAATATATTCCTAACAGCGTTCAACATCAACAATTATGGAATTATCTTGGCAATATTAATGAACGATGCTTCGTTTCAAATATTGACGAACAAAGCATTCGTGATATTATGGCATTGCCTATTGAAAATACATTGAAGTTATTGTTACTATTAGGCATTGGATTATTTATAGAGGACACACACGTCCAATATAAGGAAGTTATTAAGCGATTGGCATACGAACAAAAGTTATATATGATTATTGCTTCTTCTGACTATATTTACGGAACCAATTACCAATTCTGTCACGGGTTCATCGGCAAAGACCTCAACAATATGACGCAGCAAAAAACCATTCAAGCACTCGGACGGTTCGGACGCAATAATATACAGCAAGATTACACTGTAAGAATCCGTGATGATTCCTTATTACACAAGTTGTTTGAAACACAGGAAAATGATTTAGAATCCATCAATATCTGTAAATTATTCGGTTAAATGTATAAATCACACCATCCAACACCTTAAATGTATATAGTGTATATATTTTTCATGGTCTGTTTTTTATTATGTACGCATCCACCCCCCATTTTTATATGATTTCGTAAGTGAGTCTATGGATTTTGGTGATTTTGGGGGGTAAATATACCTTTTTACGCAATTCCCACCGAAATCCCAAAATGGCTGAAAAAAACCGATTTTATTTTCAAATATTGGGATTTTTATGCAATTTTTGATTTTTTACACCCCCCTAATTTACCATATATTGTTTTTTTTTCTACAAGAATACCCAAAATCCACGGGTCATTTTTGGCATTTCTTGTAAACACTTTTTTAAAAATGGGGAGTTTAGGGGGGTAAAATATAAAAACTTTTTTTAAGAACTTTTTTGTAGGTAATTTACCCCCCTAAATACCCCAAATACGTATTTAGTCGCTCTATATTTGTGTATTTTGGGGGGTAGTCAAATAAAAATTACTATACTATATACCCAATTATTGTAATTTCGTGACAAGAAACCCATATTTTGGGGGGTGTTTTTTGAAAGTTTTTCTTTGATTTTTCACAAGTTAAACCAAAATCCAAAAACGAACAGGGTAGTGTAGAACAAACTATGTATTTTCGTTCGCACTGACATTTTTAAGAGATTTTATTGTTCTTAAAAATACCCCCATTATTTGCCTATTTCTGTATCAAAAATACGGATTTTGGTGAAAAAGTATAGTAATTTTTACCCAGTGTACGACCACTCGTATTTTACCCCCCTAAATCACCCAATCTTGTAAAAAAAATATGCGATTACAGAGAAATTGAGGGTGATTTTGCGATATTTTACCCCCCTAAAACACCGATTTCTGTTTTACCAAAAACTAAAATGGCCGATATTGGGGGGTACCCCTTTTGGGGAGGTTTGATGGGATTTTTTTTAAAAAAATGACCTACCGTTTTCGATGAATCTTGTAAAAAAAATACAAGATTAGGGGTTTTTGGATGGTAAAAAGCGGTTTTTTTAGCGTTTTTGCAAAAATTATGACAAAAGTATTTTCAATTTTTTTTTTTTGGACATTTTTAAAATGTCCAATTTTTTTTTTCTGAAAAAAGTTTTGTCAACGTTTTGCAAAAAAAATCACTTCACAGCATAATGGAGTGATTTGGATTTTGAAGTGAAAAAAGTTGGCTGCGTACTTTTTTTTGTTTTTTTTGAGGTAGCAAAATCAAATTTTATTTTTGCCAGTGTTTGGGCAAAAAAGAGTAAAAAAAAATATTGAGAAAAATAAAATTCTTACCATTTACCGACACATAATTTTTCACTATTTATTTAATAACAGTGAAAAAAAAGGAGTAAAAAAGACCTGTTTTTACTCCTTTTTAGATGTAGCATTTTTTGATATTGATAAATCCTAATAAAATAATTGCATAATACACATAAAAATATATGTCTATACATATACACTAAAAATGGCTACATTATTGAAGCAAAATAAAACAAAAACTAACCCAAAAAATTTTATATGTGAAATTTGCAATTTTGAAACAACACAAAAATCAAATTTGGATAGACATTTAAAAACACAAAAGCATATTTTATGTGCTGAACAAAAAAAAACTTTTTTTTGTAAAGACTGTAATTTCTCTACAAGTACAAAAAGAAACTATACAAGGCATTTACAAACACAAAAACACAAGATGAATTCAGATTACAACATGAAATCAGATCAAGTAAATGAGGTTAAAACCGAATTCCATTTAATTAAAAAGCTATTAGTAGAAAATATGGGACAAAATCATACGACTATTAATAATATCACGAACGTTCAAAACGTTCAAAATGTTCAAAACAATCATTTCAATTTGAATTTTTTCTTGAATGAACAATGTAAAGACGCAATGAATATAGAAGACTTCATTAATACATTAGAGTTGTGCCCGTTTGATGTAGCTGAGACAGGTCGGTTGGGTTATGTAGAAGGTATATCCCGTATTTTTATGAACAAATTAAATCAATTGGATATTTATAATCGCCCTCTTCATTGTACTGATTTGAAGCGTGAAACATTGTACATTAAGGAGGATAATAAATGGGAAAAGGATAATGAACAAAATGACAAGCTACAATCTATTGTGGAACAAGTAGCCAATAGAAACTATGAGCTGCTACCAATATGGCAACAACAGAACCCGAATCATTTGGTAACTAATTCAACAGAATGTGAATTATTCATGGATATTGCGTGTAATATACTAGGTGGAGGGAACGAGCAAGAATCAAGCAAATTTCGTAATCAAATTATGCGGAATGTATTAAAAGAAGTCACTATTTCAAAGGATGTAATGTAAAAGTTGAAAATTGAAACATATAAAACAAGTATATGTTGCAATATAATGCCTGAATTCAAGTGTATTGATTGTAACTTTGAAACAAAGAAAAAATCACATTGGGATCGACATTTACAAACACCAAAGCATATTTCACGGGTTAACAATAATATGGAAGAATATTCCTGTGAAACATGTAAGTTTTATACGTCTATAAAAGCAAACTATAAAAGGCATTTACTTACGGCTAAGCACATCAAAAATACAAGTGGTGATACTGTATCAGAGATTAAGAATTTACTAATAAACCAAATAGCCTATTTGGAAGGATTAGACGAGCGCATAAGAAAGACGGAATTGATAGTAGAATCGTTACAAAACCCAGATACTGTTACATAACTGTGTCTCACTGTAAAAAAATAAGAAATAATAACTTCTTATTTTTGTATTGTATTGTATTGTATTGTATTGTATTGTATTGTATTGTATTGTATTGTATTGTATTGTATTGTATTGTATTGTATTGTATGGGTGTTTATGCGGACTTTGCAATTTGCTTTCTACCATTCATAATGCGACTCATTCGCTCGTGATAGATGTTATATTGGACCATATCTGATAAAATACAAGCATCGTATTTATCACGACATGTAAGGCGGTATTGAATGGCGGTATTCATAAGTTCTAATCCCTTACCAACATACCCTAATGAGAAAAGTTGCTTTCCAGCAGATTTATGTACGCGGTATTTTTCTTCGGAACTATATTGACTTGACTTATGCTTATCAACGTGTTCCATAATTTTGGTAAGTTTATGCGCGTTTTTATTAAAGTACAGCTTTTTTCTGTCTCGTTGAGAGACTTTGTCCATTGCGAATTTTCGAATGAGCTTATCATNTTCTGTCAACCCAATGTAAGGGGTTTGCAATAGTTCATTTTCAGTAGTAGTAAGGAAGGCATAAGAGGTCATAATACACTGTGAGTATATACTTATATAGCGTTCTGTTTCTAAACCATTTTCAGTAACAATTTATGGGAGAAATAGTCTATTTACCAATGTAGTCGCAAATAACGGGGAACAAATCTTCAGGAAGGGGGGTGTGGGTTCTCAATACATCTTCTACACACTCGGTGCGACTGTTAATTAATTTTACAAAATTATTCAATGTGGTGATAATCATTTTTAAATATTTTTTTTGTTTTTGGCTATATAAGGAATGGTACTCAATTAGGAAATTTTCAATAGATTCTTTATGTTCTTCTACTTTGCGAGTAAGAACTATAATATATCGGTTGATGCTATAACTGGAACCTATATTAAACTGTTTAAAGTAGAACGTTAATTGTAAATACATGGCTCTAAGTCTTTTCATTTTGATATAAACGTTCGCGGCGGCATACCAGTCTTCATCACTGATAGTGGTGTTGTAGTTTTGGTTAAATTCTAAACAAACCTTTTTATTCTCAAGTTTGAGGGGATCGCTATTAAATAGTGAAAGTTGCTCCTTAAGGTACCCTGTGAATGTAAGGGTGAAACTATCATTCGAATAGATAATCTTAGAAACGGGATAATGACAATAGATATTGCGATATGTTGTCATTGTCTAAAGTGGTTATTGTTAAAGTATTGTATATGTTTTCACATATAAAAAAAGTTTTCAATTTTTTAAGCATTCACTTAAAAGGTCTTTTTAGGAATATCAACGGACCGTAATACATACCAGTGATCCTCAATGTAATCAACGCTGGTAAAGTAATCAATAAATTCACCTTCCTTGAACTTAATAACAACGAAGGGGTTGGTGTCTTGTCCGGATTCATCTTTATAAGAAGCAGTAAAACTGGCACTCAATACCTCACGGTCAACCATATTTCCTCTACTATCAGTAGCGGGGGTGGTTCCCTCGGCGTTGGTATAAATGCTAATCATAGCACGCTTTCCTGCTTTCAAAATCTCGATAATACCACTGTTAAGGACTTCGTAGCCTTGACTGTTCAATGCGGTGGCCATTATATATTATAACATACTATTTTCTTTTTATATTATAAAATAACCAAATAATGAAAATGAATCCACAACACTATGTTCCTAAATCCTTATCTGATACAGATAAAAGGAAACAATTAAAAAATCTGAAACAAGCCCAACAAGAGTATAAAAAGGGAAAATACATTCCAAGGGACAAGTTATCATCGTTTGTATCAAAACCATCAAAGCATGTAGAAAACGCCAAAAAAATGTACGGTGTGGAAAACTTGATTCCGTCGCCAATTTTGGCAAAAAAGACGAAATGTTCTGAACAAGCATTAGAAGGTATAGTAAATAAAGGTCGCGGAGCATATTATTCGAGTGGATCTCGTCCGAATCAAACGGCAGAGTCGTGGGGATTAGCAAGGTTAGGAAGTGCATTAACGGGTGGAAAATCAAGTGTGATTGATTATCATATATTAGAAGAAGGATGTGCGAAGAATAGTAAACCGCTTGTTCTTGCAAAAAAGGCGTGTAAAAAGCAAAATAAGACGTGTGGTTCTTTTTCTAAAGCAAAACGCACAAAAAAGAACGCTAAAAAAGGGAAGGCGAAAACATATAGAAAAAACAAAAAAAACTAATTCAAACGCAAAACACATAAAAACAAACGTGTTCAATTACATATTCCGCAAGCCATAGAAATGAATGAAGAAAATAATGTATTGACAATTAAGTCCGTACAAATACAGCCAATTCGTAATATGATTACAGCTATAAAAGATATATTGACAGACGCCACTATAACTTTTACAAAAGATGGAATGAAGATAATTAATTTTGATAAGACACATACGATTTTGGTAAATGTGTTTTTACAAGCAGATCGATTTGAGAAGTATCATTGTATTCCGGATAAAATTATTATTTGTGCGAATACATTGCATTTGTTCAAGGTAATTTCAACCATGTCGAATGATGATACCCTTTCGATTTACATAGA